CCTGTTGTTATAAAATTGTTGCTTCCTATATCTAAGTCAGTATCAAAAGTATGTCCTGCATCACTCCAATTAAGATGAGCAAGACTATCATGCTCTCTTGGAGCTGATATTCCTTTAACTGTGACTCTTGTTGCTGTTTCTCCCTCCATATAAATATCTATATCTGTGCCTACTGGGTGATAATTATTTGCATATGCTTTCACAAGAATTCTATCACCTTCATTTAAAAAAGTTTCATCAACAACAGTAAAATGAAAACCATGTTCTTCTTCTGAAGTTCCTATAAAATTAGTTATCCCTGTAGTTCCGATTAATGTCTCAGTTGACTCACTATCTCTTACATAAAACTCAGCATAGAATTTTAATCTTCCTGCATTGCTTGCTTTGAAATGAGCATGCATTATATAAACTCCAGGTGTTAATATTTTTATTTCAGCAGCTGCATCATAATCTGATGCAGTAATAAAAGAGCCAACAAGATAGCCAAGAGTATCTCCTGGAACTGTATCATTAACAGATTCTTTTGCAGTTCCGTCTATGACTGGTTTCATAACAAGATAGCCTTCAATATCAGACTCCTCATTATATCCAAATAGATCAATTCCTGTATTTACTGAAACTAAATCAACATATTCTTTATTGACTAAATCAAGAGGATTAGTTGGAGTTGTTAAAACTTTGCCTGCACTATGATCTCCAGAAAGGTTTGGCAGATACATATCTGTCATTATTGGAGTTCTTTCTTCTGGCTTAGATTTAATACTTCTTAAAAGTTGATCTGTCTTAGTTGGCCTTCCTCTTTTTGCCATTTTAATCTAAGCCTACTTTTTCTCTTTCAGGAACTAGAGAACCTTCCTCAGGTATGAGGCTTGTTTGTCTTCCTTCCTGCTTTGTAGTGCCAGCAGTTAGGCCAGTTTCATGAGGCCAATCTCTCTTAAGTTCTTTCTCTCCTATTGTATTTGCCATAAAATTACATAGAATTAGAATTAATAAACCTTATGCTGCTCGGACAATCTTAGTTAAATAGAACATTGCACCATCACCTTTTGTAATAATATAAGAAGTTGTATCTGCTCCTGCAGTTGCAGCCCCAGTAGAAAGAGCACTTAAAGCTGTGTTTAATAAAGCCATGGTTGCGTATTCTGTTGTTGTTGCAGTAATATCTCCAGTCGCCATTTTATGATTTAACTATTACCCCCAAGTCTTCAAGAGCATCTATGCAATGGTTGATAGGTGCTTTTTGGTCTGTTGCAGAAGTATCTGTTGCATCAGTAATTGCAGGTTCAGTGGGTTCATCCCTTTGATTTCTTCCCATCTTTCTTTTCCTCTTGTTTAGAATCAGGGTCTATTTTATATTTTCTTTTAATGTGCTCTCTCATATTTTCCAATGCAGAAGTATATCCTATTTTTTTATAATGCTCATAAAGTTTTAATGCGTTATCTTTCATTTTATACGATTGTATCAGTTATCCAATGAACTGCACGAGGATGTTTTAATAATGCTTCTCCTTCTTCCCAAACTCTAACTTTCTTCCCTATTCCTGGGTCATCTATGATAGCAGTAGTTATAGGCATAAATTGTTTCCATGCAACGGCTTTATTTGGAACAAACATACAAACATAATCAGTAGTTGCAGAAGCAGAGACTACAATTCTACATCCTAAGATTTCCATTAATTTAGTTTTAGTAACTTGATCCGATGCAAATTGAGGAATACTTGAACCTTTTACATTAATTAAATAATTCTTTAAATGCATTTCTTCAGCTTCATTCATATAGATTACTAAATTAGAAACATCATAACTGTAGCTTCTAATATTTTTGATGCCTGTATTAATGTCTGCGATTGGGTCTCCTGTTGCTGTATCATTCCATCCATCAGCAACTGCTGCTGCTGTATTTGTATTGGTTGGATTAGGGGTTGTTGGAGTTGCTGCTGCTGCTTCTGCAAGCACTGAATAGATTCTTATTTCAACTTGTCTTTGTACACCCCTAACTAAATCTCTAATATTATCTCCTAAAACATCAGGATCGCTATCCTTTATATCTTCATTAGTCATAGTTGGAGATTCAACAAAGAATTTTTTAATATAAGAAGTATCTCTGGTCCAACTTTGTTCTACAACTACAGGCAATGAACCTTCTGATGTTGGAATTTCAGAGAGTGTGATTGCTGTTGTGTCAGTTGAATCCAAGAACCCTGCAGTTTTCTGATACCATCTAATCTCTCTTGCCTTTGTATTTGAAACACTACAAAAACCTTTTAGAATTACTGGCTCTTCTGCGAATCCTGTTGCCAGTTTATCAATATCAATTCCTCTAATTTCAGCTTGTCCGCTTGTATCTGCCATTATTCTTTAGTTTCTTCTTTTTCTTCTTCTTCTTCTGGTTTTTCTTCTTGTTCTACCATTATTAAGCTAGTTGAAGTCCAAGGGGATTTAATTCAAATAAGAATGTTTGCCCATCTGTTGCAGTTTCTAATGCTCTACCGACGATATGTTCTGAATTAACATCAGCTACTACAAGTTCATTAGCTGCACCAGTTGCAGTATCTGTTATAATTGCCATTCCTGCAGTTACTCCTGCGGCACCTGCATATCCTCTAAAGATTCCTCTTTTATAAACAGCTAATTTAACATTTCCATCAGAAGCAATCTTTTCGTTTTTAGCAATTCCTGCGCAAGGGTCTGCGTCTCCAGTTGTAGTTGCTGCAGTATTTGGGTCTGATAGAATTAAAACAGCTCCTTTTTCTATTCCTGTATCATCTGCAACAGTCATAGGAACAGCAGGTTCAAGTTCATGAATAAGTGTGCACTCTAAAGCCATAGAGTTAATCGGTGAACCGATTATTTAAATCTTTCCTTTTTCTTCTGCGATTCTCTTTTTGGCCAATTCAATTAATTGTTCTGCAATTCCTTGATTAATCTTACTTGAAACAAGAGATTCTTCATATAGATTTAAAATTTCAGTCCACTTAACTTCTGTTGGAGTTCCGACTTTAATACCTAAATCTTCTTTTGTCATTCTCCTCTCATTATACGATCTTTATATTCTTGAGGGGATTCTTCCTTCTTCTCAGGTGAAGAATCTCCAGCGTCGGTAGTTCCATGAAGAACTTCATCAGTCTTAAGAGCTTCAATCTTTTCTCTCTCTGCTATCAACTCATCTCTAATCTTTATCATTTCTTCTTTTTCTTTTCTTATTTCACCTATACCATCTGAGATCGGGCCTTTCTTTTCCTCTACGGGTTTCTCTTCTGTTGTTTCTGTTTTAGTTTCTTCTTCTGCCATTATAAACATATACTAGCAAGGATATAACCTAGTAAACCTCCTAGTATATAATCTTTAATAGTTGCTAACAATCTTCTTTTATCCATACAAGAATGAGAGTATATATGTTTATATATCTTTCTATTAGAAAATATCTCTCTGCATTGGTGCCTGCATAGCTACATCCTCACCTCTAATAAACTGCGCTAATCTCCCTCTCTCTACAACAAGTTGCTGTTTAGCTTTCTGAACTCTAGTTTCTACCTCTTTACCTTTACCTAACCAAGCTTTAGGAGATATATTTTGAGTCTGATGTATTGCAGATTCTGTCTCATTTATACTCTCTTCTAATTCAGCAAACATTATAATGGCCTCTTGAGGAGTGATAGCTCCATTCTGAACTGCGGATCCTATAAGGGTTATAGTCTCTCTTTGATTAACTATAGAAGTCTCTAGATCTGCTATTCTCCCATTAATAAATGAAGTTCCTGCTCCAGTAATAAGTAATCCTTTAACTAAATTAGATGCTGATAGCTTAGCAAACATACCAGTTTTAATAGCATTAGCTCCTAGTGCTGCTCTCGGTGCTGTAGTTAATGTTGCTGTTGCTCCCGCTGAAGGGATCATAGTCCAAGCAAAGTAACCTGCAGCAGTTGCAGCCGCTCCTACTGTAACAAGACCTAAAGTTTTTCCGATAGTAGTTTCGGCAAATTGTTCTTTAGTTATAGTTCCTATCTTAATCCCTAGAGGCTTTAAAGCTTTTGAGATTAAATTAGCTGCGGCAACAGCAGGGAGTACCCCAAGTTCTGCTGTCTTATCTAAGAATGTTTTGTCTTGTTCTGTCTCTACAGTTTTCCCTTCAAAACCTTCGATCCCTCTTTCTTTACCTATTCTTTGTGCTTCTTTAAGACTCAATCCTTTAAAAACTCCAGTTTCCATACCTTCGTCAAATAGTCTTTGTTGTCTTTCTTCAAATAAACCCCTGGCTTGTACTCTCTGTTCCTCTGGGGAAAGTGCTAATCTCGCTTGGAGTTCTTCTTGAGTTGGTGCAATATCCACACCTTTTCCTATAGCTCTTTCAGGAGGTGGCCTAACACCAAATCTGGTTATAGACTGTCCGCCTTCTATTGTTGTAATATCTACTGGAGGAGGCCTACTAGCTCTCAACTCATCTTGTGTTAATTCTCTTTCAGGCTCAGGAAGCTGAGCTATTCCTTGCTTTGCTTTGATTCTTTTCAGTTTTTCTTCTTCATCTTTTTTTCTTGGCATTTTATTTCTTTATAGGATTGGGAATAGAGACCCCTATCGCTAAAGCAATAATCCCAATAACAAGTGTCATTAGGGTCCCGTCTATACCTTGTGAGAGGGCAAACATCTGGATCGCAGTCAAACACATTAGCCCAACTACAACAATCTTCCAATCTATTGTTTCTTTTTTTTTGGTCATTATGATTGTGCTCCTACAGGTTGTATCTGGGGGTTATCCTTACCTACTCCTGCTTGTATGTCATTAGGTTGAAAACCTGTTTGAGCATTATTCTTACTCTCTGATGTTAAGACTTCATTGATAAGACTTGCAGGTTTATTAAAGGTTATTTTTATCCCTAGTTGATTCCATAGATCTTTCTCTAGATCTATAACTTCTCTAGTATAAACCTGCTCATAAGTTGTGTAGGCTATCTTACTTGAGGATTCTGTGAATTCTTCTGAGCCTCCAAGTATAACCTTAGGAACTCCTAGAGCTTGATAAAAGAAGTTCTCAAGGTACCGAATCCATTCAAGGTGTTCTGTAGTGGGTGGGGAAAAGTCTTGAACTTTTCCAGTACCTTTAGGAACTAATATTACACTTCCATCCTTGATTCCAGACTTCCAGTCCTTCTTTAAGTTATCTAATCTTGAAGTGTCATCTTCATCAACTTCTATAATTCTAATAGTGGATCTATGTAAGTTCTTTCTCTTATCTTCCATAGCTTCTTTTCTAGCATCTATGACCCACTGAACAGATTCAGTGATAGATAAACCATGAATTTCTTCACCTATCCTATCATTAACTAGGTGAAGAATCTTATGGGGGGGATACTTCTTTACCTTCCCTTTCTTCCTCTGTTCATATCTTATAATAATTCCCTTCTTGTTTGTAACAATTCTTAATGTGCCTAAGGGTTTAAGATTGATAACACTACCATCATCGGGGTTTCTTATAACCTCAGCAAATGAATCTCCCATCACTTTCTTCATCACAAGAAGATTCCATAGAATAGAACCTAGAGAGTCCTCTCCCCATCCTCTAAGGAAGTCTAACTCTACCTTTGATTTATCATCCTGAGCAGTCCACCCCTTACCTAAGACCCAAGTAGCAAAGGCTTGTATAGCTGTTCTGAACTCAGGGATTTGTTGGAAATATCCTAGATATATTTCAAAATTATTATTATCATAGAAATTCTCATTTTGATCTTGAGCTTCATCTGGAGTCACTGAAGTTATCTGAAACTCTCCAGTATCTGTTGAAAGGTCTACTGTTGATGTTGCTGTTATATCTGTTGCTGGCATTTTAATCTGTCCTGAATGGTAATTGTAATGTTAAGTTAGTTCCTGAATGATTTGTTGTAACTGAAATTCCCGCAGTGTCATTTCCAACATTATAGATAATCTTCAATCTAATTAAATCTCCACTCACTATTGAAGTTGTTGTTAATGCAAATTGAGTACTTATAGTTTTTTCATCAAGCCAACTCTCACTGTCTCCTATTAAAGTCTCAGTAGTTCCCCTTACATGATAAACTTCGAGAAGTGCATAAACCTTATCTACTGTAGTTGTAAAAGACATATTTAAGATTGCATTTCCTTTTATAATTGCAGGTTTATTAAATAACCCATCAAATATTAAAGGATCCATAGCTGATATATTATCTGTAGTATCTCTTTTTACTCTTGTTGATGTTGCTATTGAAGAAGTAAAAGTAGCTGTAGATAAAGAATAAGGATTAATTGAAGATCCTAATATTTGAAATTGTAAGTCATCACCTGTTTGAACAGACCACGAACTTCCCGAATCTGCTGAACTAAATCTTGCTCCCCCAGTGTAAGTTGCATCACCATTATCATATCTCACATTAGTTGTTGTAGAACCTGAGAATCTATAGATGGTTAAAGCATAAGTAGTCCCAGGTTGAAGTTTAGACCCTGAATATTTCTGTGAATTTCTTATATCAAACTCAACCCAATCTGGAGGAATATCTGTATGTTT